ATGGTCAAGAGATACCTCTATAAATTCAATCTTTTTTTCATTCAATAGATTCTTAGCCATGTGACAATACCCACATGAGTTTTGTGTATACATAGTGTACATTATTTTTCTAAGACCCAGATAACAGTTTGTTTACCAGTCGACTCATTTATTAAAGGTATAGCTGGTACATCTTTGTTTCTTTCCTTGATGTTATATTCCCAACGATATCCTTCATTAACTTGTTTGTTTGCTGTTTTCCAAAAGTTCAAATTGTCATATGTAAATGACGCTAATATTGATATAAAAAATGCTTCTAACATAGTAAATATTCTCCTAAAATCTATTGACATTATTTATAAGATATGAGATAATGGGTACATAAATAAAATAAGGTGTTTAATATGACAGAACTTTCAAATCTAATTTTCATAATTCAAATGTGTGCTCAACTTGCAGCTGTGGGTGACCTACATCCATCAGAATCATTTCGTTGTAGTCAAACAGTTACACATACTGTTCAGTACCACTTTGATGGGGATTTCACGAGGTTTGGAGAGTACTTAGTAGAGAACACCATGAAAGACTTCCCTATAAACTAGAAAGAAATATTATGTACAAAACACTAGATGAACTTAACTCATATATGAGTAAAATACAAGAAAAAGACCCAAAACAGTTTGATAATGCGCTTGGTACTATACAACAAAGGGCTAAAGACAAATTTGTATTCTTGTCTGATAAGACTACACAAGAATTACTTGATGAAAGAAATCATTGGATAGAAATAAAGGGTGCAAGAAATAAATCAGTAAAGAATAGAATTACAAGACTTGAATCTGTTCTTGTTGCAAGATACGATAGAGATAAAAGAGAAAAAGAACGTATTGCAAAACAAGCTGAGGGAACTGACGTAGGTTAATGTTAGTCAAACAAGAAACACTAATTGTTACAGAAACAATTACTGATGGTGGATTACTAAACCAACATTTAGAAAGAGATATTCGTGATGCTGGTTATGGTAGTAAACTAACTACTGCAAAGTGTTATCGCACTCGTTGGGATATGCAGAAAACAAGTGATGCTTTTGCATTACTTGGACAAGGTGCAATATCAGTTGCAAAACGATACTACACCAATGAGTGTGATGAAAATGGTAATCCTAAAGACTATGACCTTAGAGTATCAGAGTCTTGGGGATTGATATATAACAAAGGAGATGTTACTGGAGTGCATCAACATTGGCCTTCACTATGGTCATACACTTACTGTGTAAGTGGTTGTAAAAACTGTTCTCCACTTGTATTTCCTACTGTAGTGGGTGATAACAAAATATATCCAGAAATAGGACAACTTATACTATTTCCTGGCTGGGTAAATCACGAAGTACCAGAACAAAAGTGTGACCACGAAAGAATCATGGTCGCTGGTAATATAATGTGGGATGATTGGAAATGAACCAAAACTACATAATCAAAAACATAATAGGGAGTTACTTACACTATGTCTAATTTAGTAAATCATTTAGGAGAACCAATTGGTAAAACAATTGATGAATCCACACTACCAACAAGAGAACAAATTCTTGCAGACCCAATCACAAAGAAGTTTGTATTTTTAAATAGTGATGCATATCCAAACCAGACTTGTATTGGGCTTACCTCTGAAACTGCTTTTCATGGTGTTGTCTATAAGTATGGAAAGGTTACACTTCCAGAAGAAATAGTAGACGGCGAAGTTGAGAAAAAGGGGTTGCCTTTTAAGTTCGAGTATGATATAATAGAGAATAATGGGATTCCAAGAGAAAATTTTGGAGATGACTTTATGAAACTAATTGGAGATGTGTTATTACACATCATAATTGCACAATCAGAGGATGGAACACTTGAACCAATCAATAGAACGAACAACGCTCAGTAACCTAGTTGCTAATGAAGAATACTGTAGAAAAGTATTACCTTTTATTAAACCAGATTACTTTGATGTAAAAGAAGAAAGAGTTGTCTTTGAGGAGATAACAAACTTTGTCGATAAGTACAAACGTATACCGACAAAGATATCACTAGAGATAGAAGTTGAGTCTAGAAAAGACTTAACACAAGACCAGCATACAAAGATTGTAGAAATCATACAAACACTTGATGCAACAGATGTTGACATGGAATGGTTAGTTGATACTACAGAGAAGTTCTGTAAGGATAAAGCTATATACAATGCAATCGTAGATGGTATATCTATTATTGATGGTAAGGATAAGAATCGTAAACCAGATGCAATACCAAATATTCTGACAGATGCACTTGCTGTATGTTTTGATAATGCAGTTGGTCACGATTACTTTGAGGATAGTGAGAAACGATTTGATTTCTATCATAGAGTAGAAGAACGTATTCCTTTTGATTTAGATTTCTTTAACAAGATAACTAAAGGTGGATTACCACAAAAGACGTTGAATATATGTCTTGCTGGTACTGGTGTTGGTAAATCGTTGTTTATGTGTCATATGGCTGCATCTTGCTTATCACAAGGTAAAAATGTATTGTATATTACACTTGAAATGGCAGAAGAACGTATTGCAGAACGTATAGATGCAAATTTAATGAATATCTCTATGGAAGACTTACATGACTTACCAAAAAATATGTTTGATGATAAGATTGCAAAGTTAAATGATAAGATGAATGGTAAACTCATAGTGAAAGAATATCCTACTGCAACTGCTCACTCTGCACACTTTCGTGGATTGATTAAGGAACTTGCAATTAAGAAGTCTTTTAAACCAGATATGATATTTGTTGATTATTTAAATATCTGTGCATCTAGTAGATTAAAAGGAGCATCTAATGTTAACTCTTACACATATATTAAGTCGATTGCAGAAGAACTTAGAGGACTCGCCGTTGAGTGTAATGTTCCAATCATGTCTGCAACACAAACGACAAGAAGTGGTTACACCTCATCAGACCTCGGCCTTGAGGACACATCTGAATCATTTGGGCTCCCAGCGACGGCTGATTTCATGTTCGCCATCATCTCCAATGAGGAACTCGAAGCGTTAAATCAGATAGTTGTAAAACAGTTGAAGAACAGATATAATGACCCTACAGTTAACAAACGATTTGTGATTGGTATAGATAGGTCTAAAATGCGACTATATGATGTTGAAAATAAGGAACAAGATGATTTAGTGGATAGTAACCAGACGCCTGTGTTTGATAACACAGAGATAGGTAATAGATTCTTGAAAGATAACCTAAAAATGTTAAAAGAACCAGATTATGATGATTTTAAAGTATGATTAAAGAATGTGATTATAAAATATTAGATGGCCTTGTCAGTAAAGATGAACAAGATAACTTTGAAACACTAGTTACTAGTCAAGACTTTGCATGGTATTTACAAAATGCAACAGTTAAAAAGGATATTTTTGAAAAACACAAAACTAATTATCCAAATATAATTGAAACACCACAACTTTGTCATACTTTTTGTCATCTTGTAAATGATGTATCAGAAATAAATTCAGATTTCTATCAATATGCTTTTAATTTATTCAATCCATTGGTGACACATTTTCAATTAAATAATTTAGAACTTTTTAGAGTTAAAGCAAATTTACAAATGAAATGTTCTAATAATACACTTGATAATCACAATACACCTCATATAGATAATGATGTAAGAAAACACTATGTGGCGATATATTATGTAAATGAAAGTGATGGGAATACAATTTTATTTAATGAAGATTATTCTATTAAAGTTGAAGTAAAACCAAAGAAGGGAAGATTTCTAGTGTTTAATGGTTCAATATTACATACAGGCTCAAATCCCATTAATACTGATAAAAGAATAGTTGTTAATTATAATTTTAATGAAAGGATTTTAAAGAATGAGTGAATTAGAACTAGACACTACAATGTTAAGTCCATTTGGGCCAAGGATATTATGTGTTAAATTACCAGATAATATTATTGAACGTATCAATCACTTGGGAGATACTCAACAAAACAAAAATAATATGGATGGTAGACTTGCTGGTCAGATAAAAGATGAACCAGAACTGACAAATGAAGAAATGGATTCTATTGGTATCAAAAAGATATTCATGGACATAGGACAACAGTATGTACACACGATTTTATCAGATAAACATCACTTTGACTATAACAAAGATGATTTTTACATTAATATGAAGTTTGTGTCTGGTTGGATTGTCAATCAAAAAGAGAATGAGTATAATCCAATACATTATCATAGTAACTGTAGTATATCAGCTGTGTTATATCTAAAAGTACCAGAGTTTAGACCCAGAGGATTTGTAGGAAAGAAAAACATTGATGGATACATTGAGTTTATCAATTCAACTGTTGACCATAGTATGTTATCTGCTGGTAGTTATCTGGTTAAACCACAAGTAGGACAGTTACTTATGTTTCCATCAACATTGTTACATACAGTATATCCATTTCAAGGGCCCGAAGAAAGACGTTCCCTTGCATTTAATTTAGATTATGAGTTGACATAATGACTAAGCATATTGAATATTGGCGTTGGGAAAATGAGGTTGATCCAAAACTTTGTAAAGCAATGATTGAACTTGCAGAAGACAATTGGAGTACTGCTGAAACAGACACAGAAAAACAAAATACAGATATTCGTAAAGGAAAAACATTCTTTACAAGTCAGAGTTATATCTATGATTTGTTTTTTCCTTATATGAGAAATGCAAACAAAAACGCTGATTGGAATTTTGATATTACATCTGCTGAGGCTTGTCAGATATCAAAGTATGATTATAACGACCACTATGATTTTCATATGGATAGTATAGGAACATGGCCAACAAGATATAACTGTCCAGACAACGAATATCTACATAACAAAACTCGTAAGATATCTATGACTTGTACACTTAATTCAGACTTTGAGGGTGGTGAACTAGAATTTGTAAATGGATATAGCTTAGGAGCAACACAAGGAACAATAATATTTTTTCCTAGTTTTATGCAACACAGAGTTACACCAATTACTAAGGGAACACGATACTCTGTTGTGTTATGGTTCTTAGGAACTCCATGGCAATGAAGTATAAAGTTATAAAGTTATAAAGAATATAATATCACCTTTGATGGGGAAAAAATAATGCCAATTAAAAACATAGATGGGAATGGAATTATACAAGCTTGGTTTCCTACAACAATATATTATCACGAAAGACTTATATCAGAAGAAGAAAATGAGAAATATGTAGAACATATAATGAAAATCAAAGAAACTACAAAAAAAGGTGGTGATGGTTGGAATACAGATGTGTATAACACACAGGATACATACCAATTACACACAGATGACATATTTAAGAATCTATGTGCAACAGTAAAAGAAAAAACAGAAATGTTTGCAAAAGAACTTGGTTCAGATGCAGAATATGACATAAACGGAAGTTGGTTTAACTTTTATAATAAAGATGATTACCAAGAATATCATTATCACCCATCATCACACTTTTCTGCTGTATATTTCTTTACAAATCCAGAGAATAGTGGAAATCTAGTGTTTAGAAGTCCACTTGAACCAGATATGTTACCACTCAAGAATATAGATATGAATGATTTTTCTTGGGGAACTTGCTTCTATAATCCACCAGCTGCTTCACTTCTTATCTTTAGGTCATCTCTCATGCACATGGTAGTAAGATGTAAGAATGAAACACCAAGAATTACAGCTGCATTTAACATAGTATAGGGTTGACAAAATTAGTAAATGGTGTTATAATTAAGATAATTAATAAGTTAATAAGGAGAAGAAGAATGACATTTCAAGTAAATAAGCAACACAAGTTGCAAGACCAAATAGAAAATTTATGTTACGAATGGGCAATCGAAGATGTAATGTCGTATTTCAATGTAGAGGCAATCGAAGACCTAACTAAAGAACAAGTTGATGAGATATATGCATATTCCGAGAGTGATGAATGTTACGAGGGAATGGTTGGTGTAAGTCTAAGGTCAATGTGTGACCAATGGGAAGATAGTCAATAATGAAGTGTTGGGTATGTAATGAAGAACTTGTCTGGGGTGGTGACCACGATATAGATGAAGATGTTGAAATTGATA